CAGCTTCGCAGCGTCTCTTACAAATTCGCTCGGCGGAGACACGGTGAAGGCCGCTCAGATGGCAAAAACCGCGATTGTCGATATGTCGGATAACGCCAACAAAATGGGCTCCGACATTGAAAGCATCCAGAACGCCTACAATGGTTTTGCCAAGCAGAACTTCACGATGCTCGACAATCTAAAGCTTGGCTACGGCGGTACGCAGTCCGAGATGCAGCGCTTGCTCGACGATGCCAACCGGCTGAATAAGGCGCAGGGCAGAAACACTGACTACCAGATTAAAAATTATGCGGATATCGTCTCCGCAATCCATGACGTGCAAACGCAAATGGGCATCGCGGGCACGACGCAGGCCGAGGCAGCGGACACGATTTCCGGCTCGATCGGGATGCTGAAGGGCGCGTACTCGAACCTGATCGCAGGCCTTGCCGACGAAAACGCGGATTTAGGTCAGCTCTTCACGGATGTGACGGACGCAGCGGGGGCGGTCTTTAAGAATATCCTGCCGCGCGTCGAGCAGATTGCCGCGGCGCTTCCTAAGGTGCTCGGAAAGGCAGCAAAGATGCTGCAGACCGAAGTGCTGCCGAAGCTCACCACTGCCATGCAGCGCATGCTGACCGCGCTGCCGACCAGAGCCGCTGCCGCTGCGCGCGATATTCTGCCGCGCGTCGCAGCCTTTGCGAAGACTTCGCTTCCGGCGATGCTGCAGACCGGCACTGAGGCTATCGGGAGCTTTATCTCCGGTGTGACCTCGGTGCTGCCGCAGGTCGGTGAGAGCGGTGTGCAGATGCTAACCGGCTTGGTGTCGGGCGTAGCATCGGCTTTGCCGCAGCTCATCCCGAAGGGCGTCGCGGCAGTCGGAGCACTGGTCTCCGGAGCGGCGCAGGGCATCCCGCAGATGATGAGAGCAGGCCTTCACCTAATCGGCGGGATGTTTCAGGGCATTGGCGCTGCTGTGCCGAGCATCATCAAGGCAGGCGGCGAAGTGCTTAAAAACCTTGTGCGCGGCATTGTAGTGAATCTTCCGGAGCTCGGTAAGGCGCTTCTCGACGGCCTCCGTAGCATCCTCACGAATCTGCCCGGGCTTCTCTGGGACCTCGCAAAAACAGCGGTTTTCGCGCTGATTGACGGCGTGAAGGCCGGTGTTGATGACCTGTCCAACGAGGGGCACGGGGCGGGGCGGCAGATAGCCGATGACGTGGCGAGCGGCATCACGGAGGGTGCAGACGCTACGCAGGCGGCAGCACAAGACGCTATGGACCGCAGCATTGCCGCTATGGTGGAATCGGCACCGAAAGCAGAGGACATCAGTGCGGATATGCTCGCCGGACTCGATGAGAGCCTTGCAGCGTATCAGCCGGACGTGACCGGACAGGATATGCTTGGCAGTCTTGATCAGAGCATCTCCGGCTACACGCCTACTCTGCAGAGCACGACGCAGAGCGTGGTTGACTCGGCGGTCAAGGAACCCTTTGCTGCGGTCGACCTTACCGCGTCCGGCATGAACGCGGGACTCGGTTTTGCGAACGGCCTCATGCAGTCGCAGGGCTTAATCCTTGCGAGAGCGCAGAGCATCGCGACGGCAGTCAAGAGCACGATTAACACGTCTCTTGACATTCATAGCCCGTCCCGCGTGATGCAGTGGTCGGGCGAGATGACCGGCGCGGGATTCGTGAAGGGCCTCGACCGCTCCGCGGGACAGGTGAGCGCAGCCGCGCAGAATGTCACCGCTGCCGTAAGAGGCGAGATGTCTCCGCGGTCGGTGGCTGCGGGGCGAACGGTACGAAACTCGACCACGAACAGCAGCTACTCGCCGTCGTTCACGCTCAATATGAACGGCGCGGCTGCGACGGATACAAATCGGCGCAAGGTCGAGGGCTGGATCCGCGACGCAATGAACAGGACCTTTGAGGGGCTTAGCCGCTCCTCGGGTTACGCAATGGGGTAAGGAGGTAGAGAGTGGCATATTTAATCGGTTCACATAAGGTCTACCTCTTTGTCGAGACGGAGGAGACCGCGCAGGCGGCCTCCGCTTCGTCTCATGCGGTAGAGCAGGGCGCTGACATCACGGACCATGTGAAAGCGGAGCCCGAAGAGCTCACCGTCTCCGGAGAGATTGTAGGCAGACAGTACCAGAGCATTATCTCGACTATAAAAAGCTGGGAGCGGTCGGGAGAGCTGCTCCGGTACGCGGGCAGTCAAACGCTCCGGAGCTGCATTATTCAAAGCTTTTCGCCGAGCTTCTCCGCGGAGGTCTCCGGCGGCTGTAAATTTTCGCTGAGCCTAAAGCGCATCCGCATCGCCGCCCCCGCGTATGTGGCAGCTGCGGATGTGCCGCGCGAAGCGCGCGAGACGGTAAGCCTCGGCATGCAGTCGGTCGAGGTGAACGACAACGGCGCGCGGTATCACACAGTAAAACCCGGCGACACTATCTACTCTCTGGTAAACGGTCCGTACCGGAGCGAGGGAAAAAGCTGTGAGGATATCATGGCTGCAAATCCCGAGGCTTTTTCAAAGCGCGGGGATTTCCGGACACTGAAAGTCGGTGCGCGGCTCAAGATGGGAGGCTGATATGACGGTACCTGATAGGCTCATAGTCGATAAAAGCAGCATCCCGTGCGAAATGCAGATTGAGCTCGCGGGAGAGATTTTTAGGATCCGATTTGACTATAATGCCCTGCACGATTTTTTCACGGCGACGCTATCGCGCCGCGGCAAGGTGGTCGTGTACAACGAGAAAATCGTCTACGGAAAGCCGCTCTTCGCGTCCGTATGGCTCGGTGACGGCTCTTATCCTGCGGTAGACATTATTCCGCTCGACCTAACCGGCAGCGTGGACAAAGTGACCTGGGAGACCTTCGGCAAAGAGGTATTCCTCTGGATTGACAATGGGAAAGAGGCGCTTCGATGAGTGGCAGCAGGGTAGGACTGAGCGCGCCGCGCAGGCGCACACCGCAGTCAGAGCTTGCAAAAGCCGTTCGCATGATGGGCGCCGCGGCAGGACAGGACGCAGCCAAAGGACTTTTTGGACAGTCGGTCACCGTCTCGATCGGCGCGACTACGCTCTCATCCGATGCAGGCTACGACGTCCATTTCGAAATCCCTTTTGACAGCGATACCGAGGTAAACGAAAGTATCGTGACGATTTTCAACCTCTCGGTGTCGACGCTTGCGCGCCTGCAGGTCGGAAGCCCTGTGAAAATCACCGCGGGGTATAAGCGCGATTCGGTCGGAGAAGTGCTTTCCGGAAAGATTAAAGCCGTCCGGAGCTACTGGGACGGCCTCGACTATGTGACAGAGCTCACGGTCACAGACTACAGAGGCGCGGCCGATCAGGAGCTGCAGGACATTGCCTTTGGCGCGAATACCTCTGCGACCGTGATTTTACAAGACCTGATTTCTCGGCTTGGGATTCCCGTCGCGGTTTTTCAGCCCGCGCGGGATTACGTTTTTGCCTCGCCGATTAAAATCACAGGCTCGCTCATGGACGCAATCGGCAAAATGGCGTCCGCCTGCGGCGTGAAGGCGTGGATATGTAAATCCGCGGTGTATGTGTGTCCGATAGAATCCGCAATTTCCGAAGGATATTTTGACCTTGGCTCTGAGAGCGGGCTGCTATCGGTGGAGCCGTGGTCTGAAATAAAGGATGTGCGGCTCACGAAGAACTCGATCTCTGTCGGGAGCGGGTCCGGAGAAAGCGGCGGAACAAAATCCGCCACAATCTCAGAGGATAAACCGGAGGAAAGCAGCGCCGCTGCGCCGGACGAAAGCGCAGCGGCTTTTACCGATGCGGTTTTCGGTATTTCCGCAAAGATGCTTTTTCAGCACAGGATTTATACCGGCTGCACGGTGCAGATTTCATCCAGGGCGATTTCAGGACGATTTAAGGTGCTGGAGGGCAAGCACACAAAAAATGATGACCAGATGATTACAGAAATCAAAGCGATTCGCGTGGAGGGGTAAATGTCGATTCAATCAAATCTTAGCGGCATTTTAAGCCGCTCCGGAGAGGGGCTACATACCGCTTTCACGGCAAAAGTCCTTGCGTCGGACGGCACGACCGCGACCGTGCAGCCGCTCTACAGCCCCTCTGGCGCACCTGCTGTGCCGCTGGAGGGCGTGCCGATACCGCGGAGCGTCCGGAAGGCTGAGACCGTCACCGAAGCGACGGCAGACGGCCCCACGCACTGGACAAAGCTCACACCGCCCGAGGCGGGCGATATCGTGCTCTGCGTATGCACAGAGCATGTGCTCGGCGATTCATGGCGCGGCGGCAGCGTGTCGCGTGTGGGCGATATGCACCACCAGATGGGTGACGCGGTGATCGCCGCGATTTTCTGAAAGGAGGCATAGATTGATTAGCTTTTCGCTGACAGACATAGCGCCGTATGACCTCCGGATAGAGGACAATGCAATACAAATGGCGCGGGACGAAACGCTTCTCGCAGAGAAGCTTCAGGCCGTATGGTCTACGAATCGCGGTGAGTGGTCCTTGAATCCGCGTGAGGGCGTCCGCTTTTCGGAGATCCTTAGGAAAAATCCGGATGAGGACAGCATCCGGCTGGAGCTCGAGGAAGCGCTGGAGGCGATCGACCGCGAAGCAGAGCTCGCGGATTTTTCGCTGCATGTAGACAGCGCCTCTCGGCACGCGGTAATCATGGCGACCGTCCGAGCGCACGGCAAGGATTTCGACGTGCCGCTCGAGGTGGAGGGAGGTGAATAATGCCTTTTACAAGAGAGGGGTATCACAGGCTAACCTATGCGGAGTGGCTTAAGCGCGACATCGAGCTCGCGCGGCAGCTCTTTGGAGAGGACATCGACACAAGCGAGAGCACGCCGCTCGGCAAGTACATCCGCCTAAATTGCGAGGACAAGCGCGACATCGGGGAAGAGATGGAGGGCATCTACCAGTCCTTTTGCTATCTCACGGCATCAGGAGCGGCGCTCCGGAAGCTCTGCGCGAATCTCGGTGTGACAATCTCGGTCGGAAGCCCCGCGCGGCATAGCGTGACGCTTACCGGCTCTCCGGGTGTGCGCGTCCCCGCCGGTACGAAGGTCGCGACCGCGGATAAGACCTTGGTTTTTCACACGATTAACGGCGTCACGCTGACAGGCGGCAGCGCAGAGGCTGAGGTGGAGTGCGATACGCGCGGAACGGTCGGAAATGCCGCTGACGGTGCGATCACGACCACCTACTATTCAAGTGCTGTGCTGACCGGGGTAAGCGGCTCGCGCCTCACCGTACCCGGCACGGATCCGGAGAGTGATGCCTCGGCGCGAAGAAAATACGAAGCCGCGCTTTCCTCGACCGGCTCCGGGACCTATAGTGCGGTTATGGCCGCCGTCTATCAGGTGCAGAGCGTCACACAGGTGCAGATCGAGAGCAATGACACGATGCAGGAACAAAAAGAGTCCGGATTACCGGCGAAGTCTTTCCGCGTGTCTGTGCTCGCTGACCATGCCAGGGCGAACGACATCGCCGCGGCCATTTTTAAGAGCAAGCCCTTCGGGGCTAAGACCTACGGCGATACGCATGAGCAGGTCAGGGACCGGTGGGGCGGGTTGCATGAGATCGCATTCCGCTGGATGGAGATGGTGCCAATCGAGGTAAAACTCACGATTTACACGGACGGCCTCTGGACAGAGGGCTCTGAGGTGGCTGCAAAAGATGCGGTCGCTGCGTATATCAACGGCCTTCCGGCCGGGCGCACAATCTACGGAAATGGCGTGTACACGAGCCTCAAGGGCATTCCGGGGCTTGTGAATGTGGATGCCGTGGAAATCTCAAAGCGCGGCGGTAGAGGCGGGCAGACCGTTGCGCTCGAAGCGCACCAGATCGCGCAGACGGACACCGCGCACGTCACGATCACGACATCGGCAAGCGGAGGATGACATGGATCTGAAAAACAAAATCAGCCGCTTGCCGGACTGCTACGACAAG